AAATTAATGATACTCTGAGCGACGAACTGCAAACCATCCATGATGGCGTTCCAGCCCGCTTCGAGAACCGCATACAGCGCTTTCATGTATGCGATGGAGAGCTTCAGGACGATTGCAAAAGCATTGTCCCATTCGCCCGCGAATATCGCCGAGAACAGTTTGATTAACTGCACGATGAGCCACACAACCGATTCGATGACTGGCCAGACATAATCGAGGAACACGTCAACGGCGATAACGATTGCATCCGTCAGCATCTCGATAAATTCCATGATGCTCTCAACCGCCGATTTGCTGGTGTCCTCGCCGTCGTTCCAAAATTTCGCGAACGTGTCGCCGATTCGTTCAAAAACCTTGATGAACGGTGCGGCGAGCTTGCCGATAATCGAGAACCACCACGACGAGAAATCAAATAATACGCTAAGGATTCCTTCGATGACCGACCCGGCGGCAGCTCCTACGAGCGTCATCTGCCTGCCGAACCTATCCATTTTGTCGCCGAAATCCTCTGTTCTTTCGGCAAATTCGTTGATTGCTCCCGACGATCCATCTATGGACTCTGTCAGATTGTCAAATCCGCCTCTGCGAATGAGATCTATCATCTCGGTTGCCTGTTTACCGAATGCTCCGTTCGATAAAACAAGCGCCTCTTCCGCTGTTGCCGCTGATTTGATTTTTTCGATCAGCTCATCGAATGCCTCACGACTCGTTACACCGGAGTTTATGAGCATACGCAATCCTGTATTTACATCGCTGAATCCCTCACGGTTCATAATGCCCATGAGGTTTATGGACTCTTGTAGGCTGAATCCGAGCAGATCGAGGTTTGCTTTTGACTCCGTGAGTGCATCCGTCATATCGGAGATGGATTTTCCCGAACCTTGGAACGTAGTGAACAGGTAATCGAGATACCCGCTCATATCCTCGGTCTCTACACCCCATTTATTGAATGCCTGCGAGAGAGATTCGACGGAAATATCAAAGTCCATGCCCTGAATGTTTGATATTTGCGTTGCGAGGGTTTCGAGCGTTTCCCCCGTGACTCCTAAATACGTGTTGAGGTTGCCGATAGTGTCCGCGAGTGTTTCTGCGTCGGTGACATAGGTTGCGTTGGTGAAAACATTATCGAACGATTGTTTCAGGCTGTCGAGGGATTCTCCCATTGCCCCCGTGCTGGTTTCGATCTTGTCGTATGCCGAATCAATCTCCACGAATGCGTCATATGCCGCTTTGCCGAGCGCTACCAGAGCGGCGCCTGCCGCGGCTGCGAGCACTACCGGGTTGGTCATGAGCATCTTGAGACTGTCGCTGACCTTGGCTACGGTGTTTTTGAACCCGTCAAGCCCTGCGGACATGTTCTCCAGCCCCGTAGAAAACCCGGTGCTGTCGAGGTTGAGTTCCGCGGTAAGTTCGCCGACCTCAACCATTGCCGCCGCCTCCGAACATCATGCGCAGAGTCTGATATATTTCGTCGTCTGTCATTTCGCGTTTTTCCTCCGTTTTTGATAAATCCCTGTAAAAATCGTTCCACGCCCATACTCTGTCGGAGCGTTTCGTGCGTCGGCTGTTGTAGACTGCCGCCGTCAGCGTACCAAAATAGATGTGATTTTCCTGCATTCTGGCACGTTCACGCTCGCAGAGCCCCTCCAGAAGCACTTGCAGCTCATACATCGTGAGCTCATAGATGACACGCGGGTCGGCAATCAATCCCGTTTTGATGACTGCCTCCACGTAGTCGGCGACTGACATCGGGGGCTCTGACGAGCCGGTCAGTTTTTTCCGGCGTTCTTTTCCTGTTGCGGGAATACCGCCGGGGCGATCTCTTTCGCGAGTGCCGTGAACTCCGATACTCCCATCGAGTTGAGGATTTTGTCGAACTCGACCGAGTTTATCGGTCTGCCGTCACGATGCAGGCCGTGTTTGATGATGATGGCCATGTCGCCCAGCGACAGGTCCCGTCCGATGTGGGTTAAGCTCCTGCCGAGTTCCCTTTCGGCGCCGAGAAGCGCAGAGATGGGATACTTCACGACATACTCGACGCCGTCGATTGTGACAGGAAATTCAGGGATTGCCATTTACGATCACGCCCATGTCGGTGCCGTGCTGCCGTCCAGAGTGAGCTTGATGGTCGCCTTCACGACGTCCCCGTTTGCCGCATCGATTGTGATGCCGGACACGAACGCCGAGAACGTGAGCGTTTCCGAGGTTGTGTACGGGAATGTCACGACGACTGTCTGCGATGTGCCGCCGATGAGCGAATAGAATCCCGATATTTCGGTCTTGTCATACTGAATCGTGACATCAATCGTGCCAAGGTCGACGAGACCGCCGATTTTGGTCTTTACGTTGCTTGTTCCGTGGCATGTGGTATCGATTTCCTCTGCCGACATGCTGAGACTGCCCAGCGACACGAGTGCCGCCGGAGTTGTGGTGCCTATGGTGATTGTCACTCCGTGTGATGCAAGTGGTGTTGTCATTTTAGTTTCTCCGTAGTTTTGCGTTGAAATTCAACGAATATTCGTTTGTTTCGCCCTTATCCGTCTGGACTTTGCCGAGATAGATTGCGGGTGAGCTCTGCCGGATTTCGATGAACGTGACCGTTCCCGATACGAGGTTTATCTTGCCGTCCAGCGTCGCGAGTATCGAGTCGATGGTGGCATTCGCATCCGTCTTACTCGCGTCATGGATGAGTATCTGAAAGCTCGGGTTGTCATCGATTGCCGGTGACGTTCCGTGCGTGTAGTCGCTGGCCATTCCTCCGGTATCCATAACGGCGATTGCATCCGTTACGGTGAAATCCATGTAGTTGACCGATGCCGTGATGTTCGCGGCCGTCAGCAACGTTCGTATGAGGTATGCGACTGTCATCTGTATTCCTCCAGAAGAGGGCAGCGGTTCGGAATGCCGCACTGCAAACAGTCGGGGTGCGTGCACTCGGTTTCATCGTAGCATTGCAACTCGCCGAAATTCTTCGGGAAATCGATTGTGTCGTATTTCAGACAATGCCCGTCCCACTCGTCCCGGTGTTTGCATTCGCAGGGTCTGATCATCATTTCCTGTTCAGCTCCTTCTCGAGTATTCCCGCCATGTAGTTGAGATACTCGTCTGTCTTGCGCTTTACGGTGACTTCGAGGAACTTCGCCTGTGTGCCGGGTTTGTGCCTCGCGTATGTCCGTTCGTGAACGGGCACGGCATACCGGTGTTCGAACGTCTGGTTGTGCCGCTCGTAACCGACGAGCATCACGTATTGATGTGTGTCGGGGTCGTATTCGGGTCCCGAGACATACGAGCGCCTGCGCAGGTTGCCGAACTTATACGGGGTGATTTTCACGGACTCCGCGATGATTTCGCCGCCGAACTTCGCCATGCCTTTTGCGACCGCATCGGAGATTCGCTCCTCCTCGATTCGAAACTGCTTCAGGAGCTTGTCGGTGCCGTCGAGATTGAGCGTGACCGTCATATCATGACCTCCGAGTGTGAGAATACGCCGTTGCCGTCGTAGAGGTTGTTCACGGCCTGACACGTGTGTTCCGTTCCGTCCGGCAGTATGATTTTGTCACGGGGATGGACCTGTGTGCCGTTGAGGTAGATGGTGGCCGTGCTCGTTATCTGTTCGCCGGTAGCCGTGAGGATTCTCTTCGTGATGTAATCGATACGGCACGAATACTCGACCGCGGTTGCGTATGTCGCATCACCGTCGGTCTCGGACGAGTATGCCGCGACCTGAACGGTCTGATGGAAGAGGGATGATATGAAAGTCATCATATCATCCTCCCGAAAAATGCGGTCAGGACTCCGCCGACGACACCTGCGCCGATGGCGACCAGTGCGATGATGACGTTGTCCCTGCCCCGGTTGAAGTTCGCGTTCTCTTCCAGAGCCGCGACCCGTGCAGGCAGGTCCGAGAGTCCGTCGAGCTTCGTTTCGATTCTGGCGAGCCTGTCAATGACCTCAAAGTCATATTCGGATACTCCCATGCTACCAGCTCCTGAACCCGTCGAGCGAGTAATTGTCGGCGGTGATTTCGTCGGTGTGTCGGACCGTGGCCGAGATGCCCGAAAACGTCTGCGGGGCCGCGTCTGCGAGGAATCGCCTGTATTGCGCATAGTAGATGTCGGTTCCTTCGGCCGTGGTGTTATACGTAGCCGACCACTGACCCAGATGTTCGCTCGTAACGCCGGAGTGGCCGTCGCGGCCTGCCATCAGATGTCCTATCCAGTAGCACTGTGCCGTTTGAGCCTGCGTCTCGCTGAGTCCGGGCGCGTCTCTGGTTGTCTGTTCCACTGCGAGGTTGTAGTATTGCAGCCCTTCAGTATCGTTTTCGATTTTGAAGGGAGTTATCAGCGGTAAAAGTGTCTTTACCGCCGTATAGCCTGCATCAGGCATGATAACTACCTCCTTACGAGGTCGTCCATGTGGTTTCGACTACGCCTAAGTTGTAGTTGCCGCTGGTCTGCTTGAGGTTACTCTTTGCAGCCGACCACGAGCTGATCTTGAGAAGGTCGAGTCCGCTCTCGATGTTGCGGCCGAACTCAGTCTTGACCTGTCCCGGGAACCATGCACAGCCGGGGACTTCCGAAGATACAAAGTAAATCGAATCGCTGTCGACTTTCTCGACTGCGGCGGTTCCGAATACCGGGATGCCGAGTCCGGGTATCTGGTCGCCGGTTGCCGGTGCGCCCGGGGTTGCTCCGCCGTAGGAAATCTTGTTGAGGTTGTTCATAATCTCAACCTTTGCCTGACGTGAACAGACGATTGCCGTGATGGTTGCGCCGTCGGGCATCTTGCTCTCGGCTTCCGAGATTGCGTTGTAGATTGACGCACTGCGGATGTTGAACGATGTTCCCGCCTGCGGGGTCGTGTCGAGTGCCTTTACAATCTTCTTGTTGATGCTCGATGCGAGCTGGGCGGTTGCGTCCTGCTGGATGAGCTGCATGAGGTTGTAGCCGGATGCCTTCGCACGGATGACAGCCTCGTCGGTGAGTGCTACCGAGACAACGTCCTTCGTGAGCTGCACGGATGTGCCTGCAAACTCGGGTGTCTCGATGCTGACGGCCTGTCCTTCGGGGACTTCCTCTTCGACGCCGGTTGCGCCCATGAGGCCTAACTTGTATTCGATGTCTGCACCGCTGAATGTCTGAACTACCGCGGGGTTGTTCAGAATTGCCTTCTCGGCACCAGCTTTGATTACTTCTCCGGCGATTGCCGACCTGAGAACTCCGCTGCTTATAAGCTCGGAGAGTGTTACTGTTCCGTTAAATGCCATTTTTCATACCCTCCAAATTATGTGTTAGTATCGAGTGAGATTGCCTGAAGTTTCACGGCAGCCACTCCGCCTGCTCCCGAGTTGTTCAGTGCGATGGCGACGATGTCGTCGCTTGCGTAGGTTGCGACATCGGCTTTGCCGTTCGCGTCCGGCTTGATGAAGTCGCCGATTGTGACGCCGGTTGCATCCGCGGTTACACTGCCGATACCTGCGACGAGCACCTGTATGAAGGATCCGTCGACGCCGGAACCGAGAGCGATTCCGACGGGTCCGCCGACTGTTGCATCTGCGGCTTTGCAGTGTCCGCCGGTGACGAGTTCAACGAAGATTCCCTTCGTGATGGCGTCGTCCGCTTCCAGTGTAAGTATGATGTTGTCTGCACGAAGCGATTCTCCCGCTTTGAGCGAGTTTGATGCGTATCCTTTGATTGCCATGGTTTAGTCCTCCTCAGGGATGATTTTGAAACCTGTGCTCTTCTCTACTTCGGCGAGGTTGGCCATTACAGCCTCGCGGACCTCGTTGCATCCGCACGAACCGTCAGCTCCGTGCTTTGCGTTCGCGTACTTGGCGGCGTGAGCCATGAGCTTGACGTAGAATGCATCCTTGTTGTTCTCAAAGTCTGCGCGGGTCTCTGCCTCTTTCTCGCCGAGCCAGCCCTTGGGCAGTGTGTTCTTAATCTGTTCCCATGCAGCATCGCGGGCACGCTGTGCCGCTTCCTGCTGGAATGTTGCAATCGATTCGTCCCTCTCCTTGAGGGTGTTTGTGAGTGCCGCAACCTGCGCCTCGAGCGCCGCGATCCTCTCAGAATCAGTGTTCTCCATTGGTGTTTCCTCCGGTGTTTTCTCTACTGTGTTCTCACAGCAGATTTTGTCATAGAGCTGTTTGAGCCAGCCCTTTTCGGTTTCGTTCATATCTACCGTCTCCGATACTTTTTCGGTAACGTTCCTGAACTTCACGGATGAGCCCGCCTGCGATGCCGCGGGAGATGCCGTGTGATTCAAGAACATTGCTCCATCGTCGTTGGAATAGCACGTCGGACACGCTCCCTGTTTGAAAACAAGAAGGTGGTTGGGCGTGACCGTTCCGACGATGCGGGCGGTTGTCCCCTCTACGATGCGGTCGGCGTAGAACGCGCTTGACGGCGCCAGTTGTCCGTCACGTGCGAGCTGTTCAACCTCCGCATCCGTGATGGCGCAGCCCGCCTCCAGACGTGTAGTGCCGTCGGGGATATACGCAAAGTCGATGTAACCGACGTAGCGGAACTCCGGCGGGAGCTGTCTGTTTGTAACTGCGTCAAAATCAGGGTGTGAGATGTCGTCCCCGTCCGAGGGTGCATAGATGATCGGGATACCCCGCCATGCAGCCGTGTTCACGAACGACTCGGGAGAGTAGAATACGTCCAGACCGTCATGCGGGTGATACACGCCGAGCCGGTTCAGAACGACAGTGTGATAAAACGGTTCTGCTCCCATAATTGATATTATGGGTTCGCCTGAGTTATTAACGAATGCAACTCCGTTTATATACTCATCTCGAAAAGAGTGCGGGTTTGGTTCGTTTTATCTACTCCGGCGACATAGTATTGTTGTCGATGGGTGAACACATAGTGCAGTGCGCTTGTGCATCATGGGCATATTTCGTCTAAGGTTCTTGGCATCAACCATCTTAACCTATTACCTGAACGCGACATCGTTTATCGGTGAGTAATCCGGCATATTATAGCGAATCCGAATGTGTATATCCATAATATCTTCATCAGGTTGTTCACCATCGTCGAATTAGAAGTTGTCGAGTATTGGCGGCACCGGTTTCTTTAGGGTTTTCCCGGCGCCGTCAGAGAACACATGTAATTCATCATACAGTTCAATAACCTCAAAATGTGTCGGGGTTTTGGTTACATTTCCCCCGGCACACTCCTCTTATCAGCGTCGTGGGGTAGCGGATAATCCCGCCGGACTCATGATCCGGAATGTCAGCGGTTCGAATCCGCTCGACGCTATACATGCAGCCTGATTACAACGACATGCTCGTGCCTGTTTTCGTTCTCTGGTTCGCCGTGTATCTCGTTTTCGTAGCGCTGTTTGTCATCTACGGCGTCTTTACTACCGGCGTGACCTTCGAGTTCCTGTGTCATCTGGCAGTGTTCCTGTCCGCCGGGGCGTTTGTGTTCGCGTCATTCTCGCACATCGTCCGGGCGTAAGGATTTTGAAAGGCTTTGAAAGGTTGTTGCAAGGTTAAACCCCCTCGAATTCGAGGGGTTTTGCCGAGTGAAAAAAGAGTGTTTTTGAGTTATCCGCGACCGCGGAGATATTGCTCGTAGTTGAGGACCGCTCCGAACTGCGCCGGTAAGCCGTGCTTCGAGACATAGTCGCGGATGGCGTCGGCGAGCTGGCGATGCTCGCTCGGTGCCGAGCGGCTGATTTTCTTGCGGTAGTCTCCGACCTGTCGAACGCTGGTGTTCTCCATGCCCGGGAGCCGGACGATGTCCTTGTCGAAGAGCTCCGAGTGTTCTTCGATGATGGCTTTCTGTGCCGCGGTCAGCGGAAGTGCCTTTGATGGTTGCGATTTGTCGGTCATTCTTTTCTGTCCTTGATTACGTAGATGTGCCGGAGCACTTCGGCGAGCTCGTCGGAGGTCAGCTTCCGCAGCTCGCATCGGATGGTCTTACGCAGTTCACGGGACTGCTCGCGTTCCTTGCGGTTGAGTTCTGCGCATTCCGTTCCGAGAATCAACAGTGTTTGTTTGAGCTCGACCGTGAACATTTTTTCGAGGTCTGCTGCGAGCGCTTCGCTGAATCGCTCGGATGCGGTGTTCAGTCTGTCAATCTGCTCGTCGATGTATAGCGTTTGGGTGCCGTGCTTCTGCGTCATACGTCCTCTAATATCCCCCTCTTCCCGGTTGATTTTGCGCTTTCTTCAACCGCTTTCCTGAATGCTTTTTTGACATCCGCGGGGGCATCCTCACGGAGTTTGCCGGTCGGAATCCCGTCTGCATCCGTCTCGAGCCACTCATAAAAATCTGTCATGAGTGTGTGTGGTTCTGCATCTGACATCATAGTGTGTAATCTCCTGTATTGATCATCTTATTCAACCGCGTTACAATCTCAATCGATAACGGTTTTGCCTTCTCAAAGTTCGCATAGTAATCCGAGTATGCTTCGGCAACACACTCATTCACATTCGTCGTTGCGTAACGCGACAGGTCCTCCACGGCCTGAATGAGGGTGCTGTCTTTGCCGTATTTGTCACGAACTGCCTCAAAGGATGTTCTGACGAGTTGTGCCGAGAAGGTATTTGTCCTGAACGAATATAATCCCAAGAGTTGATCTGTTTCCGAGATGGGTAGCCACTCGTTATAGTATATTTTCATCATGTCTCCGTCGTATTTCTCCCACAGTGCATAGTGCAGCAGGCCGTGTCCCGATTCGTGAGTCATGCTGTCGCGGGTGAGGCTCGCCCCGAGCGGGTGGCCGTGCCTCTCGGCATTCGTCTCGACCAGTCTCCCCGTCACTCTCAGGAACTCGTCATAGAGATTGTTTATGAATTTCGGGTTAAACTTCAGCGTTACTTTCGGTCCCGTGCCGGTGGGAGAGACTGCCATAACGGCATCTTTACTCACCGTCTCGACAACCTGTGCATCGAAGATGTTACGCACAGCCGGAACATCTTCGACGAGTCTTGACATCTGGCCGACTTCTTTCTTGACGACGTCAAAGCCGCATTTTCTTGTGATTGCCTTCGACAGTATCGTTCCGTCGAAGATTGTGCTCATGACCTTGTTCAGCTCTTTGAAGTTGCTCGTGTTGTTGACGAGCTCGGCCACTTCGGCTGCGGTCATCGCATCCCCGCCGTAGTCACTCTGAGCACGTTCCGCGGGTGCGGGCTCGGCATCCGGCGAGGGTGTCTTTGCCTGTGTCGGCTCTCTGGCCACGAGTGCCTCCTTGTCGAGCACCTCGGCATCGTCGGGCGTGACCTCGGCTCCTTTCTCCTCGACCTTGTAATCGGCGGGAACGAGCAGGCAGCGGCAGTTGTATTCGCCTATCCACGGAGCATCTTCGTGCCGGTAGATTTTGCCGTTGCGCATCGCGTGCTCCGGTCGGACGAGCTCGTCGCCGGCGGTGACATACTCGACATACTGCACGCCGCTGTCGATGAACGATTGCGACCTCGCATCGTTACGAATCTTTGCGGCTTCGGTCCTTGCCGCCGTCATGGCATTATGGTTCGTGCCCTTGAAGTAATCCTTGAGCTCTCTGGCCGTGGCGTATGGGTAAAGGCCGTTGCGCTCGGCATCGCCGAGCAGGGTGATGATTTCCTCCGACTCCCTCTTTGTCATGTCGTTGAGCCACGGAACGAACGTGCGGGAGGTTGTGACCCTGACTTTGCCGTCGCCGATGTCCTTGACCACTCGCTCGATGCACGACGTCCCGCCGCGGTTGAGGTCTTTGACATAGTTCTGATAGATTTTCTCGGTCACTCCCTCGGCGGTCGCGACTGCGTATCTGTCCCGCTGCAACTTCGACAGCGCTTCGTTTGCCGTGAGGATGCTCATGTCCCGTGCCGACTCCGCGAGGATTGCCGACATGGCGAGCTGGCGCAGTGTCATCACGTCTCTGATTTGCTTCTCCTGTTTGCGGCTCGGCATGGTCCGTCACTCCGTCGGGTAGTGCATGATGTCGCGAAGAATCTTGTCGGAGGTCTTGTCGTTGAGCTCCCGAAGTTTCTTCTCGGTTGCCATCATGATTTTGTCCTCCGGCGACGTGAACCCGTCAACGGTGTTGCCGAACATGCCGTATGCCGAGTTCTCGGGATACTGGTTCTTGAGCTCGAGCTCGACATCCGGCGTTGTCTCTTTCAAGTCTAAGATGTCGGTGACGTTGT